AGTAGTGTTTCAACAGGCACTGCTAGAAATGATGGATAAACACAATCAACTTGCAGATGTAGTAGTGGAGATTGACGAAGCACTTGAGGAAGTAGAGGAGGCGATACAGTGATTACACAGGAAGACATAGATGCCTTTCGTGATATGACAGAAGATGGAGCGCAGGAGGGTTATGTATACGTAATTACAAACAAGGCTTGGCCTGAGTGGGTCAAGATAGGTAGAGCCATTGATGCAAACGATAGGTTGCGTAGTTATCAAACCAACTCACCCCTTCGTGATTACTGGATTGTGTACTCTGAGTACTTTGATGATGTCAATGCAGCTGAACGCAAAGCACACTTGATTGCAGCACGAATGACTGGTAAACCGTGGAACAAGGTTGATAATGGTGAGTGGTTCAGGCTTACAGAACAACAGGCTAAAGATGTATTGAAGGAGGTGTCCCGTGACTAAGGTTATATTTATATTGATATGGTTTGTCGTTATACCAGAGCAGGGAGTTAGGTACTACCATCTAGGTACATATGAGAATGAAACATTCTGCAAGACTGCATTGAGAGATGCATCCGTTATGGTGAACGACAAGAACGAGACAGTAGAATGCATAGGGGTACAGGTAGATGATTAAAGCAACATACATTGACCACATGGGTACAGACTTGACGGTAGCTAATGCAGCACGGGTATCATTCGGTAAGACAAGTGAGATGGAAGATGATCCTTGGGGGCCACCTAAGCTCAAGAAGAAAGACGATAAGCTGATCCGCTACCTCGCCAAGCACAAGCACATCAGCCCATTCGGTCACTGCTTCGCATCCTTCCACGTTAAGGCTCCGATCTTTGTGGCACGGCAGCTAGTCAAGCATAAGTTCCTGCGCTGGAATGAGATCAGCCGTAGGTATGTGGATAGTGAGCCTGAGTTCCATGAGCCTTCATTGTGGCGTGGACGTAGTGCCGACAAGAAGCAGGGCAGTGAGGGTGTTGTTGATGTGGGTGACTGGGGGGATACTAATTGGGCATGTCTTACCGCATACAAAGATTTACTTGAGCATGGCGTAGCTCCTGAGCAAGCACGTATGGTACTGCCACAAAGCACTATGACTGAGTGGTACTGGTCAGGTAGCCTTGATGCCTTTGCTGATATGTGTAACCTACGTTGCAAGTCTGACACACAGGCAGAGACACGGTTAGTTGCACAACAGATTGACTACAAGATGATTGAACTATTCCCTATTTCATGGGATGCATTAACGGATAACGATGATGACTAAACTATATGACTTAGAGCCTATGATTATGGATTGTTGGCATGTGTGTGATGACCTTCAAGTTGTATTCAGACAGATAGGTGACGGTGAACGTGATCCTACACAGGATGAACTGATGAACGCACTGATGGGTATGCAGCAAGTGTACCAATGGAAGTTTGAGCAGTTGTTCAATAAGTATGAGGATGTACTCCGTGACAGACCATGAGTGGCCCTTAGAGGCAGACTTCACGGACATCAGACCAATGACACCTGAAGAACGTAAGGCATCCTTAGAACGTGATTCAAAAAACAAGTGGCGCAAGTGTGTCAGTTGTGGTAATGCAAGTAGAGACACATGGTGTGGTTTCTGTCAGGAGGAAGAATGATAAAGAGTGAATGGAATCGTCTAATGAAAGAACGTGAAGACTTTAAGGAGAGTGTATTGGCAGAGCATACAGCAGACATTGTGAATGAACCTAAGCACTACGCACGGTGGGTAATTGAGCCTATCACATACACCATGCGTAATGGCTTTGAGTTCTGGCGGGGTAACATCGTTAAGTACGCCAGCCGTGCAGGCTACAAGATGTATGAGGGTAAGACGCAGGTTGAGAGTGAGATCATTGACCTAGAGAAAGTCATTCGGTATTCACAGATGCGTATCAATCAACTGAACGGAGAGGAGAAACTATGAGTACAGCAACACAGGCAGCAGAAATTAAATTGTACAACGCAATGATTGAGAGCAACCTTAGCGTAACGGAAGCCGTTGAGGCCATGAAAAGATACGCAAACGATAAAGAGTTTGAAGAGGCACTTGACAGGGTGTACAAGAATGATACATTACTAACGGATGAATGGGACGTTTGGTCCTAACAGCAGGAGAATATATGAGACACCTAACACTTGACGTAGAAAACACAACGGTCAAACGCAATGGCAAGTTACACCTTGATCCGTTTGAGCCAGAGAATACGTTGGTGATGGTAGGTATGTTAGAGGACAACGGTGTAGAAACCATTGTCACATTTGATCATGCAGACCATGCACCTACCCCCAATGGTCACCGCATTGTACAAGACGCACTAGACAATACGTCTTTGCTTATAGCACACAACGCACCACACGATCTGTTGTGGTTGTGGGAGTCAGGTTTTACCTATGACGGTAACGTATACGACACCATGCTTGGTGAGTACGTACTACAACGTGGACAGAAACAACCTCTGTCCCTTGAGGCTTGTGCAGAACGCTATGCTCTTGACACACAAAAGCAAGACACATTGAAGGAGTACTTTAAGAATGGATATTCCACACGTGATATTCCTCATGATGAATTGTCGGAATATTTGTCACACGATCTACATGCAACTCAACAGTTGTACATTACTTTGCAGACCAAGTACGAGGGATGCATCTCCTTAGTGCCAACCCTAGAGTTGACTAACCAACTTGCCATACACCTTGCACGTATATACCAACGTGGCTTCAAGGTTGACCTAGCTTCACTAGACGAAGTGCGTCAGGAGTTCGAGAGTGAACGCAACCTACTCAAGATTGCACTAGAGGAACAGGCATCTGACTTGATGGGTGACAGACCTATCAACCTCAACAGCCCAGAGCAATTGTCTTGGGTGATCTACAGCCGTAAGCCACACGACAAGAAAGTATGGGCTGACTTGTTCGATGAACGTATGCCTGATGCAGAATACAAACGCACAGTCAACAGACACAGTGACAAGTTATACAAGCAGAAAGCACACCAGTGCAACACATGCAACGGTAGTGGACAGATACGTAAACAAAAGAAGGATGGGACATTATATGCTAGACCAAATAAATGCAGCAATTGTAACTCTGTTGGATATATCTTTAGTGATATGGGTAATAACATTGCTGGCCTAAAGTTTACACCACCTAACTCTAAGTGGGTTAGTGCTAACGGATTCGGTACAGGAAAGGACAACCTAATATTCTTGGAGGGTATTGCACGTTCACGTGGTATGAAAGAGGCAGAGACATTCCTACGTAATGTTCGTAGGCTATCAGCCGTTGAGACATACCTCAGTAGTTTTGTTGAGGGTATCTCCAACCACATGAAGCCAGATGGTTTATTGCATGTACGTTTGTTACAGCATCGTACAGGTACAGGCCGACTGTCAGGTGCAGACCCCAACATGCAGAACATGCCACGTGGCGGTACATTCCCCGTCAAGAAAGTGTTTGTGTCTCGCTGGGAGGGTGGCAAGATTATGGAAGCTGACTTCGCACAGCTTGAGTTTCGTGTCGCTGCATTCCTATCACAGGACAGGACAGCTATTGACGAGGTTGTTACAGGCTTCGACGTACACAGTTATACTGCACAAGTTATCTCGGATGCAGGTCAACCTATGTCACGGCAAGAGGCCAAGGCACATACCTTTGCTCCTTTGTATGGGGCTAGTGGTTTCGGTAGATCAGAGGCAGAAGCGGCATACTACAAACAGTTTACGACAAAGTATGCAGGTGTTGCCAACTGGCACAAGAGCTTGGCTACTGAGGCACTCAACACTGGCATGATCACAACACCATCAGGTAGGGAGTTCTCCTTTCCCGATGTAACACGTAGACGGTATGGGGGTGTGACATATTTCACACAGATTAAAAATTATCCTGTACAATCGTTTGCAACTGCTGACATAGTACCAATATCTCTGATATACATTGATAAGTTACTAACGGCAAACAAGCTACGTAGCTGCGTAGTAAACACGGTGCATGACTCAATTGTAATTGACGTACACCCAGAAGAAGAGGACATGGTACTACGTGTAATACAAGCTGCTAATGACAAGCTTATACCAATCGTCAATAGAAAGTGGGGTATTGATTTCAACATACCACTTCTACTTGAGGCAAAAATTGGTCCTAATTGGCTTGACACAAAAGACGTAGCATGATATAACTAACTTTCGCTTTATCAAAAGGAGACTACACTATGAATGAAGTAGCAACAATCGACACCAACAACTTCTCTGCAATGGCAAAGGCTATGGGCATGGAGGCAGAAGCACCAAAGGCAAGCAGCAAAGCAAGCACACTTGCACGGTTGCGTATCCACCACACACCTATCATGGGCCAGCAAGAGGTCAATGGTAAGATGAAGAACGTAGAGGTCATCGGTGGTGGTGCATACAAACTAGAAATACCTGATGGACCTACGTACTATGCAGAGGGTGCAAACATCCGCCCATTCTTGCAGCGTTTCATGTACAAGAAGTTCATCAAGGGCAACGACAACACAGCTAACCGCTTCGTTAAGACCGTCATGGCTACCGATCTTAACGGTGACATGAAGGACAATGACGGTGGCTTCAACTGTGGTAAACCCGCTGGTTTTATTAAAGACTGGGCGGCACTACCTGACAACATGAAAGACCTTATCAAGTCTATCAAACGTGTCCGTGCAATCTTTGGTACTGTGGAGTTAATCAACCCCACAGATGCAGATGGCAATGCAGTAGATGTAGAAGTGACACCATTTATCTGGGAAGTAGACAACCGTGATGCCTTCAAGACTATGGGTGAACAGTTTGTTAAGCTGTCCAAGATGCGTAGGTTACCACCTCAACACAACATCAACTGCACAACACGTGAAGTACCACTACCAAATGGTAGCAGCTTCTACGTACCAAACGCTGACCTTGATCTGGGTAGCACGTTGGAGATGGACAATGTTACACAGGAAATATTCGGTAACTTCATGGCGTGGATTCAGAACTACAACACATACATTCTGAATACATGGGATGAGAATATGCACAAGAACGAAGACGTTGACGCAGATACGGTGGAAGCATTCGTTGACATCAGCGAAGAGGACTTTGCATAATGAATCATCCTGCTGAACTGGCGATAAATCAGTATCTGGAAGATGCTACATCCGGTAAGTCAACAATGTCCGAAGAGACTATTGAACAAGTTGGCAAGGATGTAATGGATGCTATGCGCCGCCAGTTCGGTAGTGGCAAAGGGCGTGACGAGTTTCGTTTACGTATGTCTAACATTGGTAAACCTACTTGCCAACTCTGGTTCGCTAAAAACGAGCCAGAGAAAGCCCTACCACTGCCGACCACATTTGTAATGAACATGCTACTAGGGGACATCGTTGAAGCTGCATTCAAAGGTATCCTCAAAGAAGCCAAGGTTGATTACAACGATGAAGATAACTTCGTTACACTAGAGCTAGGGGAACACAAGATCAAAGGCAGCTACGACTTGGTTATGGATGGTGCAGTAGATGATGTTAAGTCTGCATCTGACTGGTCATACCGAAACAAGTTTGAATCCTTTGACACACTAAAGAAGAGTGATCCATTTGGTTACATAGGACAGTTAGCTGGCTACGCCAAAGCCTCTGGTAAAAAGGTAGGTGGCTGGTGGGTTGTCAACAAAGCCAATGGCAACATCAAGTATGTACCTGCAGATGGTATGGACTTGCAAGAAGAACTGGACAAGCTGGAGAGTAACATTGACACAGTAAATGCCAATGAGTTCAAGCGTTGCTTTAGTCCTGTACCAGAAACCTTTAGGGGTAAACCATCTGGTAACTTGGTACTCAATGACAGCTGCAAGTTCTGTGACTATCGCTTCTCTTGCTACGACATTGAGGAGCTACCATCAAAGGTATCACAGGCACGTACTAAACCCATTGTGGCGTACATCAAATAGGGAGACTAACATGAAGGCATCTCAATTTGCTGCCGCAATGAAGCATGGGTATAGGAGTGGTCTTGAACTTCGCACAAAAGAATACCTTGTAGAACACAAAGTAAAGTTTAAATATGAAAAGGTAAAGATAGAGTGGGAAGACCTCATGTACCGTACCTATACTCCAGACTTTGTACTGGGTAACGGCATCATGATTGAGACAAAGGGGTTGTTTACTGCAGACGATAGACGCAAACATTTAGCTGTTAAGGAGCAGCACCCTAAGCTGGATATAAGATTTGTATTCACCAGTAGTAAACGTAAATTGAGTAAGGGTGCTAAAACTACCTATGGACAATGGTGTGAAAAGAATGGTATACAATATAGTGACCGCATCATTCCAGAAGATTGGTTGCATGAGAAGGGCAAAGACATGCACCCGGCATTGATACACTGCCCGTACAAGAAAGTTAAAAGGAGACAGAAAAAATGAATGAGGATGAAAACCTTCCCGTGTTCGTAGACTTTGACGCCAATGATTACATCATTCGTTTGTCTCCGTTCCTAGATGAACAGGGTAACTGGACAGGGGAGTTGCTAGTTGGTAGCGTCACAACTGGAGAGAACAACATGTCAGATGAAGATCACTACAGTCTCATGAAGCTATCGCAGCTTGTGTGTGCTGCAGTACCAGCGTTAGAGGAACATGAAAGTGTACGTACCATACTATCAAACATAGCGGAAGACACTTCATATGAAGAAGTAGAAGAAGAAATCATATCAAAGATTAAAGAGGTAGAAGAAAATGTCATACGTGTTAACTTTTAATACTAAGGAGTGCTGATATGATAGTTAAAGTATTTCTTACGTTAGACATAGACGAAGAAGACTATCCAATGCCAACAGACGGAGCCGTTACGGAAGAAGTCGAGAGCGTACTACACGAGCTTATCTTTGACGTAGATGGATGGAACATTAAAACAGTAAAAACAATATCGGAGTAATGTAATATGAGCAATCAATTACCAACAGACTATCAAGCATTCATCCACAAGTCACGTTACGCTAAGTACTTTGATGGCAAGGGGCGTGAGTCATGGGGTGAAACAGTAGGCCGCTACATGGATAATGTAGTACGCCGTTCCGTTAAGGTAGAGAATAGTTATATTGACAGCATTGAGCAAGCTATCTTAGGTCAAGAGATCATGCCATCTATGAGAGCTATGATGACTGCAGGTCCAGCGTTAGATCGTGACAACACGGCAGGGTACAACTGTAGTTACTTGCCTGTCGATGATCCTAAGTCATTCGATGAGGCTATGTACATCCTTCTCTGTGGCACTGGCGTAGGGTTCAGTGTAGAGCGGCAGTTCATCAGCAAGCTTCCAGAAGTGCCAGAGTTGTTCCAGAGTGAATCTGTCGTTGTCGTTAAGGACAGTAAGGAAGGTTGGGCTAAAGGGTTCCGTCAAGTTCTTGCACTCCTATGGGCTGGTGAAATCCCTAAGTGGGATGTGTCACAGGTACGCCCTGCAGGTGCAAGGCTAAAGACATTTGGTGGTAGGGCATCAGGCCCAGCACCTCTTTTAGAGTTGTTTAACTTCGCTGTGTCTACATTCAAGGCGGCACAAGGACGTAAGTTATCCTCTATGGAATGTCACGACTTGATGTGCTTCATTGGTCAGATCGTTGTTGTAGGTGGTGTACGCCGTTCAGCTATGATCTCACTGTCTAACTTGTCAGATGACCGTATGCGTCACGCTAAGTCAGGTCAGTGGTGGGAGACAGCAGGTCATCGTGCTTTGGCTAACAACTCCGTATCATATACTGAGAAGCCAGATATGGAAACCTTCATGCGTGAGTGGCTATCACTGGTTGAGTCTAAGTCTGGTGAGCGTGGTATCTTCAATCGTGAAGCATCCAAGAAGCAAGCAGCTAAGTTTGGTAGGCGTGATCCTAACTATGAGTTCGGTACAAACCCTTGTTCTGAAATAATTTTACGCCCATATCAGTTTTGTAACCTAACGGAGTGTGTTGTACGAGCAACGGACACGTTGCAAGACCTTGAGCGTAAGGTAAAGCTGGCCACCATCTTGGGTACTATTCAGTCTACCATGATTAAGTTCCCCTACCTACGTAAGGTATGGCAGAACAATACTGCAGAAGAGCGGTTGCTTGGTGTGTCTATGACAGGCATTATGGACAACCCACTTATGACTAACTCTAACAAAGGATTGGGTAAGACCCTTGAGCATTTACGTTCTATCGCTGTCGCTACTAACGCTGAGTGGGCTGACCTGCTTGGCATCCCTGCTTCTGCTTCTATCAGCTGCGTTAAACCTTCCGGTACGGTATCACAGTTGGTTGACTCTGCTTCTGGTATTCATGCTCGTCACAGCCCCTATTATATTCGGACTGTCCGTGGCGATAACAAAGACCCTCTGACAAACTTCATGATTGACCAAGGTATTCCTAATGAGCCTTGTGTTATGAAGCCTGACTCCACTGTGGTGTTTAGCTTCCCAGTGAAGTCACCTACACAGGCAGTAACACGTAACGATATGACAGCAGTAGAGCAACTTGAGTTGTGGCTGACTTACCAGAGATCATGGTGTGAGCATAAGCCCAGCGTGACTATTTCAGTACGTGACTCTGAATGGTTAGCCGTAGGTGCTTTTGTGTATGAGCACTTCGATGAGATGTCAGGTGTGTCATTTCTGCCACACTCAGATCATACTTACCAGCAAGCTCCTTATCAGGACTGCACTAAGGAAGAGTACGAAGAGATGCTTACCAAGATGCCTAGTAGTATTGATTGGGAACTTCTTAATGAATACGAAAACGAAGACAACACAGTGTCTATGCAGACAATGGCTTGCTCCGGTGACAGTTGTGAAATAGTAGACCTAGTGTAATGTGGGTCATATTAGGAAGGACACAGTGCAACTTCTGTGATAGTGCAAAAGCACTATTGCAGGGTGCAAATAAACAGTACACTTACTATACTTTAGATGATCCAAGTAGTAAATGGCTGTTGACATTGGTTAAGAAGGCGGGTTATACTACCGTTCCACAGATATTCGACAATCAAGGGAACTATATTGGTGGTTATACTGAATTAAAACAACACGTAGAGGAGATCGAACATGGCAAAACTAACGCTTGATGATGTAGAATATGAAACGGATGACTTCACAGAGGAACAAAACAAACTACTCCAAGAGATACAATACAACAATCGTATTCAAACCGACATGAACTACAAGTTGCAAGGCTTACGTAGTATGTCGGAGTCTCTGGTGGCTGCATTGAAGCAGTCACTTACAACGGAAACAGAACAACCAGAATCGGAGTAACTCCAATGGCGTACAGAAAACCTTTCTCAAAGAATCTTTATGGCAAGTATGATGGTGTAGCTAAGGATACACTAATCAATCACCTACTCAAGGATGGTCATATACTGTTAGACAGTACTGAATCCTATGATGCTGACGTAGTGACAGAGAAGCTAGGTGAGAAACACTACAGCGAAGCGGAAGTAAAGACTGCATGGAAAGGTGACTGGCCTACTAACTGGGCAGAGATACGCATACCTGAACGCAAAAAGAAACTACTGTCAAAGCACGGCAACAATCTGAAGTTTTACATCTTCAGTGGCGACATGACTAAAGCATGGTGCATTGACAGTAGCCTACTAACTGACGACAAACTACGTGAGGCACGAGGACGTAACATCTATGCAGGTGAACAGTTCTACCATGTGCCATACAAAGAGGCAGAGTTAATCAACGTAGCATGAGGAGTAACACTTATGAAAAATCGTACAAGAGAACAACGTGGATTAGGTAAGTATGATGCACCTCTAAGGGTACAGCAGACAATGGGTTACAATAGTTTTAAGAGAGGTGACCATGTTAACCCGTATCCTCTGGATACTATGCAGTACCGTGAGTGGAATAGGGGCTACAATAAAGCTTACTATGACAATTTAAACTGGGTAAGGAAATATGAAACTAGAGCAAGAGGTAGAACAGTTTTTAAAGGAGAAGTACAGCATGTCGGATTTTAATTCCTATCAACGTAGCGCATCCAAAACCGCCATTTATCCAGATGAACATCGTATCCTGTACCCTGCGTTGGGGCTTGCGGGTGAAGCGGGTGAGGTAGCCAACAAAGTAAAGAAGCTTGTACGTGATGGGCCTGACAATAGGCCAGATGATTGGCGAGAACAGATTGCCAGTGAGATCGGTGATGTGTTGTGGTACTGTGCTGCACTCGCTACTGACCTCAACCTTACTCTGGGTATGATTGCCAGCCAGAACGAAATCAAACTGTCGAGGCGAAAAGAACAGGGTACAATTGGTGGTAGTGGCGACACACGCTAGTGTAACGAAGTTAACGATAGACAAAAATAAAGGGGGCTTAATTGCCCCCTCTTTTGTTATTGACTGTATGCGTCTCTATATGCACCCGCTATACCTATTAAGGTGTTCAAGTCACCTGCATCAAGGGGGTCAGGTGCTTTACCGTACCTATCCACAAAGTCCGTGGTAGCCAACCTACGATACTCAGGTGTTACACGGCGGTACTTGGTCATTGCCTTGGCATAGTCATCACCCTGTGCAATTGCACCGTCACGTATCTTGGACTTAAACTTACGTAACCTTGCCGATACGAGTGGGCGTAGCTTGTTACTTACAAACTCATCTTCTGTGAATGTGTTTCTAACCTTGTCACTAGACTCTGAGTACTCTTTACGTAATCGTACCTCTTGATCTTTAGCAATCTCAACCAAGGTAGGCATGTAACCATTAACCATACTTTGTTCAAAGCGTTTAATACTAGGTACTTTACTACGACTACCAAAATCTCTCCAGTTAAACCCAAGACGCTTGAGGTATTCACCTTCATCGTCAGGCTTATCCGTGATGGTAAGACCACCAAACTTCATCCAAGGGTACAACCGTTCTTTGCCCTCAGAGTAGAATGGGTATTCTTGACGTGGTGCCGCAGCTTCTTCCGCTGGAGACACACCAATACCACGTTGCTTTAGACTGCGGGTCACTTCTTTTCCAAGTGTACCACCAAAGCTTAGGGTAGGGTCTGTAGACACGTCCTTAAACTCTGTACCACGTACACCTGTTGCACGTTCTGCATCAATAATCTGACCCAATGGTACTGCCCATGTACCCAGCCAATTACCAAGTGTCCTACCAATCAAACGTCCAGATGCCTCACCGGAAGTCAAGTCAGTAGCATCGGCTAGTTGTGCAACTTCTTCAAGTACGGAGTTACCTACACCTGTACGGAAGTTACTGCCTGTGAATAGTTCTAAAAACTCTTGGGCATCAAAACGCTCTTCAAATGTACCGTTGTTAATACGCTTCGCTTGTTCACCAAGATACAAAAATTGAGCCATAGGATACACAGCTGTAGTATCTACTTGTGCATCTTCACCTACAGAGATTTGTTCAAAGTCTGCAGGAGCATCCTCTGCACTACGCATGTAGTATGCTGCACCTACAGCAGCCATGCCCATCATGTTACGTGTGATGCGCTGCCTATCTTTAGCTGTTAGTGGTCCACCACCTACACGTCCACCAGTAACAAGGCTAGACATCTTACGTGTTAGGGGAATAGATGCACCACCTGCATACTGACCCATAAGTTCCATGCTGTTAAACATAAACCTTGGGAATGGAATTGCTACGGTCAATCCATTACGTACAATAAACTGTGATGTACTACGAAACACAGGTATCTCTGGTTGTTTAGCATAGGTCACATCTAGTGCCTTCGTAACGGCTTCATCTACCAATGCAGTAAAGCTTGGCGCACCTTCCGGTTTGACTGACGAAGCATCATTCAACAAGTCTTTTAACTTGCCATCGTTCAACACGTCAATCAAGTCAAGTTTGTATTCACGCCGAACAAGTCTTTCAAGCTCACCAAAATACTGACCACGCCGTATTAAGTATTCTTGCCAACGGTTAGGTCCGTTAAGAAAACTTACTGCATCTTCAGCCTCAGAAAGTACTTTATCTACTGCACCGCCACTACCTCTACCTGTAAGAGCTTGTATCTCATTGATGTTATTGTACATTGCATCAAGTTGTTTAGCCATCTCAGGTTGTTCAAGTATTAAATCACCGTACCCTTGGGCTAGGTCAGGACGAGAGAACATGTAACGCATATTGGCAAAGCTATCTTGCCAGTTTTCACGAGCAAATAATCTCTTGCCACCTGCCATGATACCTGCATCTGCAGCTTCATATACGGCATCATCCATTACGTTACCTAAGCTCTCCATAGGCGCACGTATACCACCGGACATGAGGTTACGAGATGCAGTAGCAATCTGTGAAACAAGTCCACCCCTACGTACATTTTCTACACGCATTACAAACTTACGAAACTCATTTGCATCACGTGCGGCACGTTTGGCTGCGTCAGCTTCCGCTACACTCTTAGGCTTTGCTCTTTTAATCTGTGATAATTTACTAAGTGTTTTACCAGCTTGTGAACCACCGCTTACTACTGTCAATACGTAGTCTTCAAAAGACAGTCCGTAGTTATTCAACTCGTCAAGTAAAGTTTGACCGGGTATAAGTTTTTTATTAACGGTTAACTCATACAAGTTATCTATGACGGGCTTTGTATTATCCCAATCATCTGGAAATTGTTTCTTGTAGTCAGATGCAATAGCAACAATACCATCAAACTTCTCTGGTTTAAGTATGGGAGATGTAATTACATCGTCACCCAAGTTCAAGTCGAACAAACCACCGTCACGTTCCGTTACTTCTTCAGCTGTCTCAAGGCCAGCTTGCCTAGCAAGATCAGGATCAAGCTCTAGGTTATCGCCCTTTTGTACAGATATAGTCTTACCTGTGGTATTCTCAAAATCTAGTATAAGTTGATCGGAAATATCACGGTTCTTTGCAGCTACATCTGCAGCACGTGCCTTTGCTTCATCAATGTTAAGCATGGTTGCAAGTCTTGCACCTGCGGGGTTGTTACGCTGTGCAGCTGCAAGGTCTTTAGCTTCACGGATAGCTTGACGAGACAGACCAGCAGCAGATATTTTAGAACCTGTAGATACGGCAGTGTTAATTGCACCTTGGACATGACCAAGTGCAGGTACTGTTTCTAGGAACTCACCTGCCGCACCTGCACCATCTGCGATAAAATCAGCTAACTCAGACGGATCATCTATCTTGTACCTACCAAGTGTAACGGCGCTTGCAAGTGTTTCAAAGGCAGATGGACTTATATCATTTAAACTTGCAAAGGCAGATTCCATACCGTCAGTTGTAACTGCACCAGCTTTTTGAAAGAAGTTACCCATTCCTAGCAACCAGCTTGTAGGAAGTTTAGACATTGCCACGTCCATAAAGTTAGCGCCACGCATACCATTACCAGAAGCAATAGAATCCGATACGGTAGCTTCAAACTCTTGACGTTCTTCCTCGCTTAGTGTAGCAATGTATTCGTCCATCTGTGCTATGTCATCATTTACACCAGCCAGACGTTCACCTTGCTTATACTCATACACAGGTGCTATGTACGGATCATTGGGATCATCTGCACGTGGGATCAACCAATCTGTGTCACCCAACTCTTGTGGAGGTGCAGTCAAATCGGCATCTTGATCTGGTTTTACTATAGCGGTAGTGTCTTCAGAAGACGAACCAAGAAAGTCCATAACACTTGTAGAGTTAACCCCCGTAGGTACAGGAGCTTCTACTGGTGTAGCTGTTGTCTGTTCTTCCTCGTCAGGAGTATAACCACCAAGAAAGTCTAGTACGCTTGCTCTGTCAGTCATTGCTTATATTACCCGCCTGATAGTACAATAAAGGGCATACCCGTTTTGTAATCTGTTACTCCTGTGTACACAACGTACATTGCTTCATTAGTATTTGGATTAGTTGTTTGTATTACTTCACCGGGAGAGTATTGACCTTGTTCTGTAGCCTTAGCAAAATCTGCAGCCTGTGGAACCTCAGTAATTTTATCAGCCTTAGCTTTGTCATTTATTATATCAAAACCGTAGGATCTTAAACCAGATAATGCAGTAGTACGTATAGCGTCTGCAGTATTTGCCATGTTAGGGTCTTGTGGTCCTAGATTACGTTGGTTAAGATGATATGAAATTTGCATACTTGCTACATCCGCAAGATGTTGATTACCTTCGTTAAGATTAGTAAGCTCATCATTCAGACCAATCTTAAAACCAAACTTTGTTAACGCACCCCTACGAATTTCTGACACATTAGCACTGATAGCACCCAGTGTAAAGCTGGGTGTTGTAGTACCTGTCTCTTCACGTTCAGCTTCTTTCATAGCAGATAAGTCAGCTAACAACTGTTGTTGTTCTGACTTCAAAGCATCTACATTAGTATCCTTCGTGGGACGGGCAAGTTTTTGTGAGATTACCGCAAGCCTACCACTGTAGGATGTTTCAATCTTATCAGGTTCTGCGTACAGATTTTTCCATACGTCTACATTAATACCAAATTCACGAGACAGTACATCATCTTTTTTTGGCTTACCTGTTTCTGCAGCTTCAGTAATTTCACCAAGACCTTCAGGGGTTGTAGCTTGTGCAGGTGCAGCTACCGAACCAACAGTCTCAGACACAACACCTTTATCTGACTCATCAAAAGTACCTGACATACTGGGAAAGTTGACCAGTGTGTTAGGGTCCATCCCTTTCTTCAGAGCTTCCGTACCTTGCGTAATCCACCACTGTGATGCGGTGTTACCTTTTTTTAAAATCTCTGCGGCAACATCGTCTGAGTAACCAAGGGAAGTTAGCATACCCATAGTTTCTTTGGCAATCAATTGTTCTTTTTCACGCTTAGACCTACGAGCAAGACGTTCCTGTTCTGACCGTGTATACGCACGATCAGCAGCCTTTTCCATACGGAACTCTTCTTTTTCAATTTGTTCAGATAAGCCTGACGCCATACCACCCAATAGTGCAGTAAAATTAAATGCCATATCTAAGCTCTCCTTGCCATTAATCCGGTAGGTGCCTCTGCAGGTTCCTCACCCATCTCTTCTTTTTCTTCTGCTTGTTTTATGGCTTCTGGCATTTGTTCACGCATTGACTTTAGGGCAAGGGCAATCTTACCTTCACTAATCTTGTCTTCGTCTACACGTTTACTCATACCAAGTTCGTACTCAATACCACCTTCATCACCAATGAGTGCAAGCATCTCAATAATTACAGGAGAGATAAGTACACCTACATCTACGGAGTGTAGTCCCTGCATAACACCTGCAGATTGAATAGTATCTGCCAATGACGTAAGTGGTACACCAAGTTCCATGATGTCTAACAAGTCATCGTACATTTCTTCTGACGTAATACGTGGAATGTAGTAGGTCAAAGCATCTTCAATTGTAGCATACTTTGGTGGAGATTGCCAAGGCCGTGAGCCTACTGCCGCCGTAAGAGATTGACCCGGAATAGGTGCATCAAACGGTTGTCTATTTTCCTGCATCACGTAGCGCCTTTCTTTTCATACGAATTTCCGTTACGTACTTTTCAATTCGATCTTTGGGTTCTGCCTTTTCTACGTCATCAGTAGAAGACTGTCTACGGGTACGTGACAACAGACCTTTTGGCTTAGGTTCTGCACGATTCATATTAACTTCTTCTGGACGCCTGATAGATGCGTAAGCTTTAATAGCTGGATTAGTTAGCATTATGTATTCTCCTAAGTATCATTAACCAGTAAACCAATCCCATGCCTTTTCAAGTATGGTATCTCCTGCATTGCTTGTAGCAATTTTAACGATAGCATTACCTATAGCGGCGGTAGAGTTACTGTCGGCATTCCATTTAGCTACATCAAATTCTGCATCTACCTGCATCTTCGCTACTGCGAGTTGGGTCATACGATCACGTTCATTGTTAGCCGCTGTATACGCATACTCCATAGTATCTGCGTAGTATTGCCACAAGTTATTGTATGCACTCTCGCTAATATCTAACATAGCGGCGGCATTAAGTTCATTGGACCTATTGATAGCTGCAGTATCTGCAGTAGCAATTTCTCTACGCCATACTGCATTGTTCTGGTCAATTACAAGTTTATTCTGGGCATTAAACTGTTCACGCTGGTTCATCATCTCGGACGTAAAACGATTAGACGTATTCACTTCACCTGCATTGTACTGGTTTTGTGCATTAGTTTGTGCCGCATTAAACTGTGAAGTCTGTGTAGCCAAGTTTGCAAAGAACTGATCAGTTTGATTTTGTGAAGTAGCATTGAATTGTTTGGCTGCATTCTCGGCAGCTTGATCAGTGAACAATGCCTGAACACGTTGCTGTGATTTAATTGTTTCAGTTTGCTGACGGTTAGATAAGTTAGTCATATCTATCTGCATAATGTTTTGTGCATTCATTACGGCAGCTTGCTGACGATTGCTTAGGTTAGCCATGTCAAGTTGAGAAAGTGCAGCAGCTTCCGCTAGTACTACAGCTTGCTCATTATTAAGATTGGCAAGAGACATAGTATTTGCAATACGACTATTTTCCAAAGCTACTTGTTGCTCTGCAGTAAAGTTCATATTAGCTACGTCACTAATCTTACTTGCATTCATAACACGAGACTGAAACGCTTGATCAAACTCTTGACCCATAAAGGTAGCACGTTGTTGTGCAGCAAGCATGGCACGTTGTTGACGGTTAGTCAAGTTCTGTGATTCAAAAGAGGCAATAGTTTGCGCATCCGCCATAGCTACGGGTAATGCACTCTCCATTGCAGCCTGTATGATAGCTTGACCTGCCATAGATGATGCACCCAAACCACGTGCAGACATTTGTGCTGTAGCTGCCCGCATTGCACCTGCGGCCCATGAAGGTGTAGCACCACCCTCAAACTGTTGCATCAACCCATCAAGCTGTCCCTGTACGGTAGCTTTTTCTGTAGGTGTAGCTTCCGCAGCTTGAACTTCCTCAGTAAACTTAGCGGCTTTAGTTGCATCGGCAACACCAGATATAAGTTCACCTTCCTGTATCTCTCGCTGTACAGGATTGTCCATCAATATGGCATTGCCTTGCGCTGCAGTCAATTCAGACACTGCACTCCCAGCTTGCTGTGCGGCATCTACTACAGCTTCTTCCGCTACAGTACCTTGAGCAGCTTGCATTTCATCAGTTACAGCTTTTACTTCTTGCGTTACGGTACGTGGGTCTACAGTTGCTGCGGTAGTAGTTGTAGGTGCAGTAGCTGCAGCGGTATCGGCAGTAGCTATAGGTGCTACAATATCCCCAGATACCTGACCACTTGTAGTTGGAATAAGCTGTTCTTGTGTTAGCACAGTACCTACAGGCTGTATCATACCACCAGTAGGAAGTACTGGATTAGTTACACGTGCCGCACTAATGTCAGAAATTGTAGTTGTGTTTTCTTCGTCTTCATCAGTTACCGTACCACCTTCAGCATACTTTTTTACGTAACCACCTCTAGCCATTTGCATAGCTTTCTGTTGATACATATTCATAGTATTCATTTTATCAGGGTTTTGACTTAGGTAGTCATTGAAACCATTCATATCACCCTGATAGCCTAAAGTACCCGCAATACGCTGCAGGGCATCAGGTTTAAATCCTTTGAATTGCATCATTATCTTTTCCTTGTGTTGTCATAAGACAAAGTATACTCAATTAGCTTTTCACTGTCAAGTAACATATTATTACAGTATGTCTCCATACTACTTTACTTCTTGTGCAAGTATGGCTGCACCCCATATTAGACCTGCACTACCTAAAGCAAATACTACAAAGGCCGCTACAATTGTAAGTGCATAGAAAATCTTATCTCTCTTTGCAGCTTCAGCTTCAAGTGCATCCTTGCGTCTTTTACGGGCTTGTGCCTGTTCATGTACTACACTTTCCCACATACCGGGTGGTCCGTATAGTCTGCACACAGATCGAAGC